TATAACTCATAACTTACTTCATCAGTTGTGTTAGGTGAATCTAAATAATTAACGCTAAAGCTTTCTGACCATCCTGTTCCATTAACAGGTGTTCCCATAATGGCATTAGTTTCAGTCCCTCTAATCTCTGCAAGATTAATTTGTTCTGCTCCCCTATATAGCTGTATTGCAGTGCCATAGTTGTTTGCACTTACACCAACAGCTCCAGTAACCATAACCATAATTTTACTGTTTGTTGATTTGGGAGTTATTGTTGCAGTTAATCCTGTTACTTTAGTTGTGCTTGGCAAAGCTGATGAACTTTCAAATATGTCAGTTTTTCTAAACTGCTTAACTTGTTTAATTACACCACCACCACCAGAACCACTGCCTATTGCTACAGGCATTTTGGCTTCTCTCCATTTATCAACAGTGGCAAGTTGTTCTGATACTACTTCATAAGTGCTACCAGCTGGAACAATATATAAAGGATTATTCCAATTACTAACTCCTACAGAGCCAACTGCACCTACAACCACATCATCAATCTTAAAATCTACTAAATTGTTTTCATCTCCTGATGGTGAGTAAACTGCAAATTGAACATATAATGGAACATCATTTGTATTTGTATAAACAGTATTTGCTACATTAGTTTTATCTTCCCATACCATTTTTTCAGGAGTGTAACTACCACCACCTGAACCACCACTGACCAATACAGGTTTGTTGTCAAACACTGTTACATCTATTTTAAAAGCATCGGTATAAGCTGAAGTTATAGTTGCAAAATAAAATCTGTTTTTAGTGCTAGTGCCTACTCTATCATCTCTCATAAGTAATGTAGCACCAGTCCCTGAAGTTGGATAAGTAACTAAACCTGTTGCTACATAATTGTCATCTTCAAACAATCCATCTTCAAAGTCAATAAAGTATTTACCTGTTGTAACTTTACCTATTCCTTTAATGCCTAAACCATTGTAAACACCATCCATAGTTGGTACAGCTTCAGTACCTGTTATTTCAGAATTTACAATTTTAGCCACTGCTTTAGCAGTACCATATACTTCTGTAGTACCACCACCACCTGAACTTGCTCCACCTGTGCCTACTTTCTCAATGTCTACTGATGTATAGATAGAAGCACCTGATTGACAGGTATAACCTAAACCATAAGTTATAGCTATTCCTGTATAGTGTTGTATTTGATAAGTATGAGGTTCTGTTAAAGTGACATAATATTTACCACTTGAATAACTTGTATCTGCCGCTAAATATGCAACATCACCTTGTGCTACTTTTACATTATCTGTAACACTGTGTAGGTAACAGTTATGATAATTAACACCTGAACTAGCTGGTGCTTTAAAGTCAATAACATAAGTTCCAGCTTGAAGTGTAAAGTTTAAATCTTCAGATAAAGTTACAATATTGTCAGCATCATATTCAATCTTGTTTAATGTTCTTTGTTGAATACCAGCAATACTATTACCACCATATGTCCCCTGTGGCTTCTCATCTACTATTCTAGCAAATGAACTTGGTGTAGCTGTCTCTGGAGTAACTGCTCTTGTTGTTGCTTCAGCAGTAGCGTTAATACAATACAACATAGCCACGTTACGAGGTCTTGTTTCTTCACCACCTGTTGCGGTTACTGAGCCTCTACCTCCACCACTTGGAGCGGCGGCTGGGGTATTAGAAGTTCCTCCAACTGTACCACCCGTTGGTTTTCTTGGATTTTCTGTTGAATGCGTATGAGCTTTAAACTCATCATCCTGTTTATTACCTACTGCTAATGTATCTGATGAACCTCTAATGAACTCATCTTGTAAGTCAGGTAAGTTGAATGTAGTTGAACCATCACCTTCACCATAAGTATCACCTACTTTAGAATAGAGTAAGCTATATGTAGATCTTGATACGGCTGAACCATCACAATGTAACCATCCTGTTGGAACGCTGTCCATTGCGAAAGGTGCTACCATACCAATAGCTGTTTCTACAGATGGGTTAGCAATAGCTAAAGGCATCTTAGCTTCAGTCCAGTCTCCTATTTGTGTACTACTAGTTACAATCTCATATGTACTTCCTACTGGAATTATATAAAATATAATCCTCTTATCAGTTTGTGCAGCATTTGTAGCGGTGTATGGTCCTTTTGCAACTGTTGTAGCTAGAACTCCATCAACGTGTAGTTCAGCTAATCTGTACCCTGTATCAGAAGCACTCTCAATTGATACATTTATATATAAAGGAACATCATTGTCATTTGTATATACAATATTTTTTTCTCTTTCAGCTTTAACATTTTTCCAAACTATATCTTCTGGAGTATAACCACCACCTGTTACTTCTGTCCAAGTAGCATCTTGTCTGCCATACTGTTTACCATCTACAGGAGCTTCAGGAATACCACCTGAACTTGGGGTTGCAGTAGACATAAATAACTTACCAGCACTGTTAGCAAACACATTTGCAGGATTTGAATTTGTTGTAGAAGATAAATCAGCAATTCTGAATTGACCATTACCATCACCAGTTTTATCTAATACTAGCTTTGTGCTACCATCTAAATACCAAGTGTGACCAGCCATTCCATTATATACAGTTGTATCATTTGCTGGACTATATCCTACACTTGCACCAGTATCAGGACTAGAACCTAAATTAACACCAGAAAATGTACCACTTCCGCTTACCTCTATTCTGCCATCATAAGTAGCTACTCCATCTGCTTCTGTCCATATACTATCGCCACTACCGCCAGCACTTGCTGGAAATGCTTGTAACGCTAATGTATCCCCCTCTAATACTGTTCCCTCACCTGTCTGAAACTCAAAAATAATATTAACATAATCGCCCAGATCATTAACAGTTGATACTTTATAACGACCATAATTAGGACTTTCTACTTGATTTAATACAAGAATGTCATCAGTATTAACGGCAGTAAATTGTCTTACATTACCTTGCTCATCTGTTTTAGATATAAATACTTGATTAGCATCAGCGTATGAATAAGTAAAAGCTGATAAGTTTTGCAGATATATATTACCTGTTTCAGGGTTTCTATTAGGACTTGATGGATAATCTGTTGTGTAGGATGAGCTAAAAAATATGCCCTCTTGTAATGTAGCAATATCAGCGGTATTAGTTGCTACCTTTCCTGATAGCGTTCCAATAGCTGTTGTATTGCTAGTAATATTTGTGTTTTGTGCATCTTGTGTAGCATCTACTTCAGTCTTTGTGTAGGTAGTAGCTTTGTCTGCTTTCTCAAACAGTTTTCCATCTACCTCAACACTACTGTAAGTTTCAGATTTAGTATAGGTATCTGATTTATTAGCTTTGTTATCTAATAATGTATTTGTCTCTGATTTAGTATATAAATTGTCAGCAAACACATCTCCATCAACAGTTAAGTTTCCATCAACATCAAGTATAACTGCTTTTTCAGCAGGATAAGTTTCAAAGACATCTTCTGTGCCTTTTAGGTCTATAAGACTTCCTGTGCTAGATGCAATTACGTTTCTTGTTATCTCACCATCTGTTTTAACACCATGACCTACTTCCCATGCGTTACCCTCTATTATGCAGTAATAAACAGTATTGCCATTAGTAATAGCATCCCAATTTTGATATCCTGCCCTATTAGAACCTACAATAATATTACCTGTCCCTACTGTGGAACAGGCAGTTCTTACTCTGTCTTTTAATTGTAATGCCATTATAATTTACCCTATGATAATGTTAATTTTAAGTTTGTTGGTGTTATTTGAAATTGGTCGCCAACAGTAATGTTTTTAGGTTCTACTAATTCTGCAAAATACATTAGATTGCCACCTACTTCAGCATCCATAATACCTACATGAGTTATTGTACCCCATACTGTTGTTGCGATTGCCCATTCCATTTCGTTCGTGTTTTGTGTAACACCATCTGTAGGTGCATCCATTGTAACTGGCAATCTAGTGTAAGTTACTCCTGTTACTTCAGTTCCTGTGTTATCTTTAGTTGGATCTGATGTATATAAAGCTACATATGCCTGAGCAGGTGTAGTGTAAGTTGTTTTTCTTGTTGTAGCATCTATGAGAGCATCAGCAAGATAGTTTGAAAAGTCCATTTTATTAAGTTCCTATTTTAAGTTGAGAGTTGTACTGCTAGTGGTTGAGCTGGGAAAGTTGATTGCTCGTCTGATTTTGTAATACTTGCTAATCCTGCCTTATACATACCATCCCATGTAGCTAGTCTAGGGTCATCCATTAAGAATGGGGCTGACTCTGCTAGTGAAGCATACAATAATAAGTCAGGGCAGACCTCAAGGTATTCGTTAGAGGGAACTGTATCTGACATTGGAGCAGGTATTTTATAGTAGGTCATGTTGCACGTTGTAGCACCAGTTGGTTGTGGAGCTAGTACAAAATTATCAGCAACTAGAGTGTAGTTAATTGGCTGCCCTTGTGCATTTGAACCACCATTTCTTCTGTAGAATTGTGATACTGTTTGAAATGTTAAGGGTATAATTGGGTTAGCCTCCAAGTGTATATCTTGTAATTCTAAGAAATCTGCTGGAGTTGGAACTTTAAATCCAGACGACATACTATATGTAGACTGTTGCAAAGTCTGTCTAAGCCTTAAATCTCTGTTAAGTCTTTTCTCTGCTAACGATATAAACATAGGTATCTGCTCAGTTAGATCTGTCCTAGCCAAGTAACTTGCTATATTGGTCTTTAAATTAGTGTATGAGGTAAATGCTGGCATGGCTTATAAGTTTCCTTTTTTAGTCCTGAAAAATAAATGCTCAGGGTCATTTAACCAAGCAAAAAAACGCTTTTGGTCTAGTACTTCAAATCCTTTCATTATTCCTTGTTTGTTTAAAGCATCCACTGCTGTAAATGGAATACTTGCTACTTTATTTCCCCATAAATTGTCTGACCACTTAGTGTCAGCATTGTTATATTCTTGTTTGTTTCTTTCTATTAAGTCAGTAACATCTTGTGACTGCTTAAAAGTTATTTCATCTTTGTCATTTAATCCTACCGATGTAGTCTTATTGTTATGGTCTTTAAATGATTTCATATTTTCCCTTAAAGGTAATGCCCTCCGAAGAGGGCAATAACTTGATTAAACGATTCCGTTAATCATTGCGTGAGCAGCTTCGTTTTTAACAACGAGTGTGTACTCAACATTCATCATATACTTCTCTGAATCACCAGTCTTAGCTAGTTTAGTCTTTTTGAACGGACGTAAATAAGCTACTGATGCCATGCTAGGGTCTAGGACTAGAGCTACGCCATCGTCTAAGAATCTATCAGGAACTACTGACAATGTACCAAAATCTGACATATAAATATCAGCAGTTGCTACGATTGTTGTAGGCTTGTTGCTTGGAGCTTGAAAACGCTGTTCAGCAATACCAGCAAACTTTGAAACTGCTTGTTTGTTTTTAGGTGAAACCAATAGCATTGATGGTTCTCCACCTGCTTGGTATGCTTCTAAAACAGCTTCGTTTAGTTGGTCTTCAGTAAATGCACCTGCAGCATCTACTACGTTAGTAGTTAGCCATTGTTGGATAGCTTTTAGAGTTCTAGCTGATCCTGTACCACCAGCACCACCTGCTTGGTCAGACAATAGGATAGATTCCATGTCTCGTTTTAGCTCTGATGATGCTTTAGCTAGTTGGTAAGCTGTTTCTGTAGTTCTACCAGCTTTATCTACAACGTCATCTGTTGTTGATACTTGAACAACTTTATCAGAAATCTGAGTCCAGTTTTGGTTCATAGTTGTAGAAGTTAGAGTTGGTGATACCGCATCTGCCCCTTCAACTTGTGCATTAGCTAAATCTACATCTGATAGTGAATCTGTTTGCCATTCATGGACAGTTGCTTTTGCCTTAGTTCTGCCAACTGTTGACATAAATGGTGTTGTTGTTGGTGAAATGTCGTAAATCGCATCTTGTAAATCTTCGCGAATACCGACTGTGTTGTATGTGTCTAATGTTGCCATTGTTAATGTTTCCTATAAAAAGTTTGTAAATACTGAGGTAGCATCGTCCAGACTGCCTGTACCTTTCAGTCGTTTTTTCTGTTTAGTGTAAGTATCTGTATTCGTAACCTTTTTAGTTTTACTTGCCATCTTAGGTGCGCTTTTAAGCTTTTTGTTAACACCCGGATTAGCTTTCTGCAATTTATCATATGCCATAGCCTTTTGTAATATCATTACATGACGATGATCATACACTTGCGATAACTCTTGGTCACTGAATCCTACACTTTTCCCAAATGTGCGAATATCACTCTTGATTTGTTCGGCTTTCTTTGGGTCAGAAAATTCCTTTACTTTTTCAGATAACATTAAAGCTTCATTGGCTACGACTTGATTTTGTTGCTGCAATCGGTAATGATGTTGTTCTTGAGCTACCTTTTGCTGTTCTTGCCGTATTGTATTAATCTTTTTGTTTGCTTCTGTTTGTTCCGCTACTGTGATAGCGTATTGTATTGGGTCATTTTCTTTTAATTCTTCTAAATTCTCACCTGGTTTTGCTTGACTAGTTAAGTATTGCTCTACCTGTGATAATTTTTGAGCATATGCCTCTCTTGTACGCATAGCATTTTGAATTTCTTGAGCGTGTGCTTCTACTTTCTTTCGCTCTTCTGCTAATGTTTGAGATTTCTGTGTGTAGTCTGTTGATTTTTGATAACCTGAAACTAACTCATCTAGGGTAACATCTTTCTCTTCACCACTAGCTTTAACTCTGTAAGTTTTACGTTCCTCAACTTCTACCTCTTCCGACTCATCGTCTTCATAAGTATCTTCTGGTTCATCTTCCGATTCCTCGTCTACTTCTTCTTCCAATGCTTCTTCATCAGTTTCCTCAACTGCTTCCGTTGCCACTTCTTCATTTTCTACCTCTGGTTTATCGTTTGATTCCTCGGCATC